TGACACAACCGGCAACCTCCTCCTCGGCACGGTCATCGACGGCGGGCAGAAGTTGCAGGTGAACGGGACGGCGGCGTTTGCGGGGACGGTCCGATCTAACACGCAAGAGGGCTTCAAAATCGCTGCTGCTTCCGGCTATTTCGCTGGCTACGAAGCTGACGGCACGACCCTCAACGGCTACCTCCAATTCATCAATTCAATCGGCACGTTACTGAATCAGTCGATTGCTGGGAAAAACATAGCGTTGGCAATTGCAGGTACTCCGCAGCTCACGCTCACCACCGGCAACGCGACGTTTGCGGGGACGGGAACATTTGGAGGCACCGTATCGGTTTCAACCGGAGCAGGAGGCAGCGGTTTTTCAATCATCCGCACCGGAGCCGCTCCAAGCACCTGCACCATTGTTAATAGCGGTGGAGAAATCATCTCTGACTACAACGGTCTTGGTTTTCGATGGGACGTTGGAGGCGTAACTAAATTTACAGTTGGATCTACTACTTCGACGTTCGCGGGCAATCTGCTTGTCAAAACTACGACTGCCGTTGCAAACGCTACGGTTCTTTCTGCCAATTCAGCTACCACTAACGACATTGTATTTACTTACAATGCCGCTGGAAGTTTCCGTAACGGCATTGGAAACACTTTCAATTCTGTTACTCCTTCGGTAAATGAAATGGCGTTTTTGGTAAACGCCGGAGTCGATACGACTACGCAAACAAAGGTTTTGAGTTTGTATGGCGACAACAGCGCGACCTTTGCGGGAACTATTAAAACCGCTGCACCAAATGGCGGCACCGCTGGCGCTTGGAAGCTGGGCATCCGTGTCGCAGCCACGACCACGCTGGATACCACTCAATACCTGCAAGTGGACATCGGCGGCACGCTTTACAAGGTCGCCCTCGTAACCGTTTAATACTTACTAACCATGCAAACACCTATTGTCGAAGTCGCCGTCTATCCCAGCACGGCCAACGTCCTTTCCATCCGTTCGATCACCCTAGGGCCACCACCAAGTTATTTCTACCAACTTGAGAACGTCGTGGTTGTCCCTCCCGTCGCCGAGCAACTTGACCCGACCACCGGCGCGGTGCTGATCGCGGCTCAGGACGAGCAGACTATCGTCACGGTGCTCAAGAACGGCAACGTGAACATGACCGAAGCGCAATGGCAGAACTGGGGAGCTAACCTCGGGCCGCAGGGTGATGACGAGTACCAGCTGGACGCCATCTCGGCCAATCTCGGTCTGACCCGTGCGTGATTCCCTCAAATCGGCCTTTACCAGCTGGCCGCATTGCATTGCCACCTACGTCGCCTTAATCGGGGCGGGGTGGCTGCTTGCGTTTGGCTGGAAGCCGGTAAAGAAGGATTTCCCGATCTACGACTCTCCCATCGCGGAAAGTATGGCGCACGATGTTGCTGAGAAGCTCGGCGGCAAGGCATGGGCGGTTGGTTTCACCGGCAGCATGAAACCACTCCTGCAAGGCGGGGAGTTCGTCGTTACGGTCGATAAGTTCGACGACATTCAAGCGGGCCAAATCCTCGTTTACCGCGCCAGCTACCACGATAAGCCGATCATTCACCGCGCCGTGCAGAAGGATGGTTACGGCTGGCTGATGTCGGGCGACTCCTCTCCGCGTTCGGAGAGTTGGGCGCGGGTAACCAAGGACAATTACCTCGGCACCGCCGTTGCAGCTTACCGCAAAATTTAACGACTAGAGGTGATTCATGGACCAACAACTGACTCCGAAACAAGCACTCGAAATCCTCGCACAAGCCGCGGCGCAATTCCGCGGCACGCGCCAAGAACATGAACTCATCGAACGAGCCTTCCGCGCTCTCTCGCCGCTTGTCGAATCTCCGCAGCCGCCTTCCGGCGGGTAAGCTCGATTTGATCGCAGTCGCCGTGCTCGTGCTTATGGTCACGGGCGCGGCGCTCGTCGTCGTTGGGCTTTGCGCTTCCTGACGACATGAGCTTGCTTTCGTTTATTGCTTCTGCCGCCGGAGGCACAATCCTCGGCGGCATCACGCAAGTCCTCGGATCGGGCGTTGCGGAACTCAAGGAGTGGTCCGCGTCGAAGCGTCGGATTGCTGAGATCGGTGCGCTTAAGGAAAAGCAGATCGCCATCGCCGAAGTCGAGGCGTTCGCGAAGGCCGTCGAGGGAACGAATGGCACCGGCTACACGCCTCCGGCTTCGGCTCCGAATTGGATGCACGGGCTGATGACGATTGCCGCCTTTTCGACGCAGATGGTCCGGCCGTGTATGGTCGCCGGTGCGTGCTGGTATATCTGGTCGCGTCCTGCGGAGCAGCTTGCGGGACTACAGCCGGAGATTCTTACGGTGAGTTTCGCGTGCGTTTATTTTTGGCTAGGAGTTCGGCACCAACTTTCTACACGCAAATGACACCGGAGAACTTCGAGAAACTACAGGAGAGCGTTGACCGAATCGAGCGCGCCATCGTCGGCGACAAGGCGATGGGCCACCGCGGAATCGCGGACCGTATTGAATGGGTCGAGCGGAAGGTCGCAGGTCACGAAAAGCAGCTCCTCAAGTGGATGGGTGGGCTGACTGTTATCGCCGTAGCCGTCCCGCTCTTGACGAAATACCTCTTTAAGTAATGAAGCCGACAATCTGTTTCGCTACCGCTGCCGGTTCAGTTGACGCCGCTTCCGGCACGATCCGCGGCGTCTCGCTCATCACCGAGGGACCGGCTCTCGGTCACGGCGTGCAGGTTGACCGCACCACGCTGGAGCAGGTCAAGATCGCCGCGGAGCAGTACGAAGGCGGGCTAAAGGTGAAGCTCGACCACAACTCTGGCGCTGGCGACATCGTCGGCTTCATCGACAATCTTCGGATCGACGGACCGAAGCTGCTCGGCGATCTGCACCTGCTGCAAAACTCGCCGCATCGCGCCTACATCCTCGAGATCGCGGAGAAGATTCCCGACACGTTCGGGCTTTCCATCGCGTTCTCCGGTCCTGCCGAGATGAGCAAGGACAAGAAGACGGTGCTGCAACGCTGCTCCGAGATTTACTCGGTGGACATCGTCAGCGAACCGGCGGCGAACCCCAGCGGATTTTTTTCTCGGAAGCTGAAGCAGCTCCAAGTTGCGGAAGAAACCGAGACGGAAACGGAGGCCGAACCTCCCGAAATCGAAATCACAATTCCGATGAACGAAGAAACCAAGAAAGCCATCGCCGGCATGATCGAGTCGGCGATGATGGGCCTTTCGGAGCGCCTCTCCAAACTGGAGGCCGGTATGCCGAAGCCCGAGGACAAGCCCGCCGCGATGAGCGCGCAGGCCGAAACCGTGCAGCTTGCCGCTCAAAAGGCCGCGGAAGCCGCGCTGAAGGAGTTCGCCAAGACGTTTGGAGCGCCCGCCGCTCCGGTCGTTTCGGCCGAGGCTCCCGCCAAGAAGGAGGAATCGAAGAAGTTCGAGGACATCCTCAAGGCGAAGAAGGACGAACTGAAGGGCGATGTCGCTGCCGCGATGTCGTTCTGCATCAAGAACCACTCCTCCGAGTACCTCGCGTACCGCACCCGCGTTGCGCAGGGCGAAATCATCAAGCTCTAACCGTAAACCAAAATGGCTACTAATTACATCGGCGCTGGCACGTTCCTCGCCAATACCACGGTCACCGCCTTCCTCGGCGTTGTCCTCTCCTCGAACCGCGGAGTGGGTCTCGCGACCTCCACCGCTTGCGACGGTTTCGCGATCACCGACGCCGCCTCCGGCGATTACGTCTCGGTCGCGTTCCTCACGAACAACGGCACGCTGAAAGGCACGATGGCTGCCGCTCCGGTGACCGTCGGCGACACCATCTATCTCGCGTCCTCGGGTCAGGTCTCCACGACCGGCACGGTGACCATCGGCAAGGCTCTTACCACCACGTCCACCACGGGCGCGGTCATCGAGTTCCTTCCGAAGAACGTCTAACCCTTAAAAGAAGGAACCACTCACAATGTATTCAAATACTGCTGCTGTTTTCCGCGGTGACATCGCGGGCGTGCTTGAGCAGGCGAAGGACTGGGAGACGAACCTGATCGGCACCCGCGTAATGCCGATTCTGAACGTCCCCGTTCGCGCCGGCCAATACCCGAGCTTTAAGCTCAAGGAAGGTCAGCTCCTCAAGAGCGACGTGAAGAATCGCGCTCCTTACAGCGCGTTCGCTCGCGGCACTCGCGCCTTCAACTACGAGAGCTACACGGCCCTCGAGTACGGCTACGAAGAGGCTGTGGATGATACCGTGACGGCCGACATCTCGCGTTTCTTCGACGCCGAGGTGATCGCCGCCAAGCTGGCTCGCCGCAAGCTCCTGCTCGCGCACGAGCTCCGCGTCGCTGCTGCCGTCTTCAACACCGGCAACTTCACCAGCACGAACTCCTCGACCGCGTACACGACCGCCAATCTGGCGACGTTCGACGTCGGTCTGGACGTGCAGGACGCCATCGACCGCCTGCTGGCGAACGGTGAGTCCTCGCAGAACCTCCGCGTCGTGATTCCGTATCCCGTTTGGACCCGCATCCGCGCCTCGACGAAGTTCCAGAATCGTCTCCGCGGCGTCGGCCTGTCGACCGACACCATCTTGAACGCTTCGACCGACGCTGCCGCGCAGGTCTTCGGCGTGCAGGAAGTGCTGATCGGTCGCGCCAGCTACGACTCCGCGCCGGAAGGCGTGGCGTTCTCTAGCTCAAACGTCTGGGCCAACACTTACATCTGGGTCGGTAGCGTCACCGAGTCCTCCTCCGGTTACTTCGGCGGCGGCGCGGGCTTCACGCTCAACTGGTCCGAGTACGGTCCCGCGGTCGGCGTGTTCACCTACCGTGATGAGACGATCAAGAGCAACATCGTGCGCGCCGCGCACTATGTCGCCGAGAAGGTCGTCAACACCAACGCCGGTCAGCTGATCGCTACGCAGTACAGCTAACCTCGCGGGATAGCATCCCTCGAAAAGACCCGCGCTCCTTAACTGGGGTGCGGGTTTCTTTTTTGACGCAGCGAAGAGAGCCATGCGCGTATCCCTTTGCGTCATCTGCGGCAACGAGCGCCAGCACATCGAGACGATGCTGACCTCGTTCGATCCGGTCTTCGACGAGCTTTGCCTCGTGCGAGCCATCGGAGCGAAGCAGCCGGACGAGACCGTTGACCTCGCTCGCGAATGGTGCCGCAAAAACGGCAAGGACTTCGTATTCGCGGATCATCTCAACGGTATCGGCACCGAGAAGTGGGATCACGTCGATTCCTTCTGCGATGCACGCAACGAGGCTTTCGCTCTCGGGACCGGCGACTGGCTGATCTGGTCAGACTGCGATGACAAGTTCGTCGGTGACGCCGAAGGATTCCGCGACCGACTCGAAGCGGCGAAGCCCGACCTCACTATGATCCGCTGCCTCTACGATGTCCGCGGCAGCAACAAAAAGCTCTTCCGCGAGCGCGCAATCCGTCGCTCGGCCTTCCAGCAAAACCGCCGTTGGCACCATGACGTTCACGAGAATCTTCTTATCCTTGACGGAGATCGGCACGAGGACTGGGACGCACCGATCTGGCTGCACGCTCCGGTTGAGGTTCGCCGCGAGAATCGCCGCCGCAATCTTCGCATCTTGGCGCACTCGGTGCGCGAGACGCCGACGCAGTATTTCTACATACATCAAGAACATTACTGCTCGGCTAACCGCGACGCTGCGCTGGAGTTCGGCAAGATTGCGCTGGCGTTTCCGAATCTACAACCGGCTTTTCGCTATGAGGCGCTGCTCAACTGCGCTCGCCTTTGCGGATCGAGCCGCGAGGCGAACCTCTACCTGATGGAAGCGCACGGCATCTATCCGTGGTGCCGCGAGGCGCTCGCCGCTTTGGTGCTGCTACACTTCGAGAAGCGCGACTACAGCAAGGCCGAGGTGTGGGCTGAGAAGATGCTGGCTCTGCGGGAGCCGCTCGAAGACAAGCGCCCGTGGACGCACGAGGCAAAGTGGTACGGCTGGGCTGGCTACGATGTCGGAGCGAGAGCGTACCGTGCCGCCGGAAACAAGGCGATGGCTGACGTTCTCCAATGGCAGTTCCATCTCGGAGCGACTCCGAAGATTTCGCTCCTGCACGCGACCCGCGGACGGACCTCGAAAGCGGTCAACGCTCGCGAGCTTTGGCTCTCGACCGCGGACGATCCGAGCCGCGTCGAGCATATCTTCGCAGTCGATGCGGACGACGCGACATCGGTCGAGATGGCGAAGCAGTTCGTCTCGGTAATTAGCCCGCGCCAGTCTTGCGTTGCGGCGTGGAACGCAGCGGCGGCAGTCTCCCGTGGCGATCTTCTCGTGCAGGTCTCCGACGACTGGGTGCCTCCGGTCGGCTGGGATCGCAAGCTACTGGAGACCGTCAACGGACTCGATCTCCAGAAGGAGCAGCTCGTGATCGCCGTCTCGGATGGACACCGGCACGACGACCTCCTCTGCATGGCGATCCTCTCGCGTGCGCGCTACGAGCAGCAGGGCGGCGAGGTCTTCCACGCCGGCTACGAGTCGGTGTTTTCCGATAACGAGTTCAGTCACCGCGCCTTCAAGGACGGCGTCGTCGTCGATGCGCGGAAGGCGATCACTTTCGAGCACCAGCATCCCGCCTTCGGCAAAGGAACGATGGACGCGACCTACAAGCACAACAACTCGCAGGAGCGATATGCCGCCGGCGAGAAGCTCTACCGCGAAAGGAATCCAAGGTGAGCGCTCCGATCCTATCGGTACTGATTCCGGCGACGCCGCGTCGGTACCACTCGCACCTGTGGCCGCTCTGGCAGAAGTTGCAGGCGCAGGTTGATGCGATGCAGCGCGACGGAGATGTCGAGCTCCTCGTATTTCTAGACAATCGACAGCGGACCATCGGAGAGAAGCGCGACGCGCTCGTGCAAATGTCTCGCGGTGAGTTCATTGCCTTTGTCGATGATGACGACGACGTGGCCGACGAGTACATCGCGGCGCTTGTCGGTGCGGCCGAGCGGTCCTCCGCGGATGTTTCAGTCATTACCTTTGACCAGCGGGCGAGCGTCAATGGAGCCGAGGCCATCTGCTCCTTCTCGCTGCGGCATCGCAACGAACCTTTCGCGCAGCCTTCCTTCAAGCGGTCCGCGTGGCACGTCTGCGCGTGGCGCGGCGATATGGCGCGGCGCGTCCGCTTTCCGGCGACAAACTACGGCGAGGACTGGGCGTGGGCGAAGCACCTCGTCATTGACGCGAAGGGCGAGTACCACATCGACCGCGTCCTGCACGCTTACCGCTACGATGAGCGCGTCTCAGAAGCGCCGCCGCCGTAAATCTTACATTTGGACAAGTTGTATGGCAGTCCGCGACTTCGACCCAGTTCAGCTCGAGAGCGACTTCACCGGCATACAGGAGCAGGCCGGCGTCACGTTCTCGATGGGCGGCTCGACCGTGACCGGCATCTGGGCGATCTCGCGCAATGACTTCAGCGCCTTCGAGGATCAGCGCCGCGAGGAGATAAAATACACGATCTTTTTCCTGACCTCGCAGATGGCATCGCGTCCTTCGATCTCGCAAACCCTCGTGCGGTCTGGCGTGACTTATTTCGTCGAGCAGTTGCGGTTCGACGCCGAGGCGAGTGGGTGCGAGATGGATGTTTGCAAGGTGATATGAGCCTGCCGATCTACATCAATATGGACGCTCGAAAGCTGCAATATGCGCTTCACGAGTTGTCCAAGCGGACCGGCGAAGACCTCGGGCAATTCATCAAGGAGGAGGCAAAGTACGTCGTGCAAAGCGTGGTCCGCACGACGCCGCCTCCGAGCAAGCAAGCTGGCGACCGAACGATTGCAAACGATCTGAACAAGGTCGCGGTGCCGCTGGACTATCAGTCATTCGAGGCGCGTGCGACCGAGGGCGGCTTCTACAAGTCCATCGCCAAGTACGTTCGCCGACGCAACGCGGAGAAGCTCCGGCTTCTGCTACAAAATCCGAATCTGAATCTGTTCAAGAACTTCGGCGTGCTGGCGAATCAGGACGAGATCGCGCAGCATCATCAATCCCGTCGCGTTGCCGGTCGCGTCAAGGGCGTCGCTCGCAATGTCGCGTTCCGCGTCGATATGCGGCGGTACAACAAGGTCGTGAACCAGCGCGTTGGCTTTATGTTGAGCGGCTGGAACAAGGCCGCGCAGGCGCTTGGCGTGAAGACGAAGAAGTTCGCCAGCCGAAGCTACGCCGGATCGAGGTCGGACTTGGAATACAGTTACGCTCGCAATCCGTTCTTCGTTGCTCGCAATGGCAATATGAAGATCGCGGACGCGCAGAAGAAGATCGACACGACGATCCGCTTCCGGCTCCGCGTCGCGCAGAAGAAGCTCGAGCGAGTCATTCAAGGTAAGGCGGTCAACCTCGGCTTCAAGAAACTTGCCGGCGGCAGCTATTGAGATGAGCACTCGCACCGACATCCGCAACGCCATCGGCAACGCCATCACCGGAGCTTCGGTCGTGGTCACGGCGAATCTGCTGAAAGGCCGCGACCGCACGATTGCCTCGGTCAGCTTTCCAGCCTGCGCCGTGTACGCGGTGAATGAAAACATCGAGGTGCGCTCGCTCGCGCCGAGCAATCGCGTCCAATACCGCACGCTCGAGGTCAACGTGGACTACTTCACCGCAGTCACGGCCTCGACGATTCTTGACGACTTGCTCGATACGGGGAGCGCCGCGGTTGAGGCCGCTGTTCTGGCTGACGTTACGCTCGGAGGAGCGTGCCGCGATCTTCATTTGACGCGGGTCAATTATGTGATCGAGCCGGACGAGGAGCGCCAATGGGGCGTCGCTCGGCACACCTTCAACGCTATCTATCTCACCACCGACTAATATGGCAAACCATCTCGGCCGCGAGGGGCTCATCAAGATTTCCTCGACCACCATCGGAGAGCTTCGCAACTACGCTCTCGCCAATTCATCCGACACCGTCGAGGACTCTGTCATCGGCGACACGTTCCGCACGCGCAAAGCTACGATGCGGACGTGGTCCGTTTCGGGCGACCTCTACTGGGACGAGACAGATGCCGGCCAGCTCACGCTGACGGTCGGCTCCTCGGTCACGGTCAACCTCTATCCCGAGGGTGCAGACTCCACCGACACCTACTACTCGGGCGGTGGCATCGTGACCAAGTTCGACATCAGCGCCGCGTTCGACGGTATGGTCGAAGGCTCGATCACCATCGAAGGCAACGGCACGCTCTCAACCTTAACCGTTTGAGGTGACACTTGGACGCCATTGATCTAGTCCGCGAGCATTTCTCAAGCCTCGGCTCCAAGGTGATCGAGGTTCCCGAGTGGAAACTCACGATTCACGCGACGCCGGTCACGCTTGCCGAAAAGAACAAGCTCTACCGGAAGAGTCGCGAGAACGATATGGAGCTGCTGGTGGACATCCTGATCCTCAAGGCGACCGATGCCAAGGGCGAGAAGCTGTTCAACATCGACCACCGTCCGACGCTGCTCCACAAGGCCGACTCAAATGTGATTGCTCGCGTTGCAAACGCGATCCTCGCGGATGATGCGCCGAAGGTTGAAGACCTAAAAAACTGATGCACGGCGGGGAAGCCGCCGACTTCCTCGCCGTTTATGCTATCGCGGAATTGCTCGGCAAGTTTGCGTCGGAGGTCGTGCAGATGCCGAAAACGGAACTCGATGGCTGGCTCGCGTATCTAGACCACAAGAACAAACTCAAGAACCGAAATGGCCGCTGAAGCTGTCATCGCAATCAGGGCGCTCGACCTCACGAGGCAGGTCTTCGCCGGCATCCAACGCTCGCTTGCCGGACTGCAATCTGCGGTCGGAAAAGCAAGCGCGGCGCTCGGTGGCTTCCTGACTTTCACCATCGCGAAGCGTGCGTTGATGGGATTCAACAACGCGCTGCGGGATGTCGAGAAAGAGTCCGAGAAGTTTGGGGCGACAAAAGACGAACTCGATAAAGTAACGCGAGCGACGGGCGCGCTGGACTCGATGATGCAGGCGCTCAAAATGGGCGTTGTCAGCGCGGTCAATGGCGTGCTCGATTTGAAGGACGCGCTGACCGGCGTCTCGCAAGTTCAGTCCGCAGGAATCGCGGAGCAAACTCGCGTTGAGCGCGATCTCCCGAAGATCAAGGAGATGAATAAGGAACTCGATCAGATGACTCGAGAGTTCCTCGCCATCGGAGAAACTCCGGCGCAGCACTTCGCCCGCCTCGCGGACGAAATCGAGAGGGCAAACGACGAGGCTTCCGACCCTGCATTTTCCGAGGAATTGAACACGCTGATGCGGCAGAAGGAAATTGTGCAGCTTCAGATCGAACAGAAGAAGACGGCGATCAAGGTCAACGACGACTTTATCAAAGGTAGAGAAAGACTTGGTCAGACATTCGAGGACGAAGTGCAGCACTTGCTTACAGCCGATCAACTCTACGAAAGATTGACAGGGCAAGTCGCAGCTCTTGCGGCAGAGGAAAAAGCGTTGATCCAAAACCTGCCGAAGACTTTCGACCCCGAAGGAGCAACCGAGGAAGAAATCGCGCAGCGCGAAAGGCTCGCGGAAATCTACGAGAAAATGGTGCCGCTTCGTCAGAAGCTCATCGGTCTAGAAACGACCAACGCTCGAATCGCTCGGCAGGCCGGAGAGATCATCTCGCAATCCTTCGAGGACGCGATCTTGGCCGGAAACAAATTGTCGGAGGTTCTCCGCGGTCTCGGTCAAGACCTACTGCGGATGGCGTTTCGCGAGGCAGTCACGGCTCCTCTCGGAACCGGCCTAGGGAACTTCTTCAAGAACTTATTCCGAGCCGAAGGCGGTCCCGTCGGCTCCGGCAATCCGTATATTGTCGGAGAACGCGGACCTGAGCTTTTCGTGCCGCGGACATCTGGCTCCATCGTAAGCAACGACCGACTTGCCGGCGCATCCTTCGGTGGTGGCGGCATAAACATCACCTACAACATCGCCTCCGGCATCTCTCGCGCCGAGCTTGCTCCGATCCTCGACACCGAGCGCAAGCGACTGAAGGCCGAGATTCCCGACATGGTTCGTCGCGGTGGAGCCTACCGCGCCGCCTTCGCCTGACCTATGGCAATTTCCTATCCGCTCACGCCGCCGTCGCCGTTCCGCGTCTCGCGTCTCTCGCTGACCGGAGTGAGCGCCTCGGCGCGCAACACGTCGCCGTTCACACTTCAGACGCAGCAATACAACTGGAGCGGGCAGGGCTGGCTCGGCTCTGTCGATTGTCCCCCGATGACTCGCGCCGATGCGGAGGAGATCATCGGCTTCTTGCTCGCGGCGCAGCGCGGGACGTTCTATTTCCAAGACTACGCGAACACTTCGCCGCGTGGAACCGTCACCGGTACGCTGACCGTCTCAAGCGCGACCGCGAACAGCTCGACGCTCACCTTCGCCGGCGCGACCGGCTCCTTCGCCGTGGGCGATTGGCTCCAGATCAGCACCTCGCTCTACAAGGTCGTGCAGGTCAACTCCTCGAGCAGCGTGGACTTGTTTCCTGTACTGCGCTCGAGCTACTCGGCCGGCACGTCGATCACCTACACGAACGCGAAAGGCGTCTTCCGTCTCTCCGAGCCGGCGACGAACTGGACGATTGAGCTCGCGAAGATTTACGGAGTGAACTTCGGTATCGTTGAGGACGTGGCGCAATGAGCATTACCACCGCCGGTCGCACGCTCTCGTCCGATATGGTGACGGAAGTCACCACCGCGCAGCTTTCTCCGATCCTGCTCGCCAACCTTGGCTTCTCGACTCCGGTCTATCTTTGGACCGGCTACGGCTCGCTGTTCTACAATTCGACGACTTACCTCGGACTCGGTACGCTCGGCACGATCTCGCCGGTAGAGGAGACGACGGACCTCGCTGCGCGTGGCATCACGATGAAGCTCTCTGGCGTTCCGACCGCGAACGTCTCGCTGGCGCTTACAGAAGACTACCAAGGCCGCGAGTGCGCGATTCTCTTCGGCGCGCTGTCGCCTACCGCCGGCACGTTGATCTCGTCTCCGGTCACGGTCTTCTCTGGCCGGATGGATGTGATGCAGGTCTCGGACGATGGACAGACCGCCGAGATCATCATGACCGCGGAGTCGCGGCTGATGGATTTCAAGCGGCCGCGTGAGGTGCGCTACACCGACGAGGAGCAACAGAACCTTTTCGCGGGCGATCTCGGTCTTGAGTTCGTCAACGATATACAGGAAAAGGCGATTTACTGGGGAAATCCGAACCAGACTCAGGCGACGGATTGGGACAAGGGCGGCGAGACTACGAAGCAGACCTACGAGTGATGATCTCTCGCGCTTCCAACTGGCCGACGCTGCTCGCGGAGTTCATCGAGGAACGCCGAGCAATGCCGTTTGCGTGGGGTAAAAACGACTGCGCGACCTTTGCTGCCGACTGGGTCTTGAAAGCCTCCGGCTGCGATCTGGCGGCACCTTTTCGCGGGCGCTATCACACGCCGCTTGGAGCGATGCGGATGCTCAAGCCTTCCGGCGGCGTGATCGGTATCGCCGGAGGCAACGGGCAGCTCCGCGAGATCGAGCCGCAGCGCATAGGCCGCGGAGACATCCTTGCGCGAATGACGCCAACGGGTCCGGCTCTCGGAATATGCCTCGGTAACGTCGCGGCGTTCGTCGGTCCGGTCGGTCTGATTTTTGCCTCGGACAATCCTCTCCGGTGCTGGACGTTTTAAGCTATGCCGCAAGCAATCGCAGTCACGGTCTGGATCGCGCTGATGGATGTCGGCTTGAGCATCGCCGCGGCGCAGGCCGTGATGACGGTGCTGACCTTCATCGCGACGACCGCGGCGTCAATGGCGGCGTCGAAGCTGCTCGCTCCGAAGGCTCCGAGCTTCTCCGATCCGTCGCTCGCGAACCGTACGCAAATGGTCCGCTCGCCGATTGCTGCGCGGCAGATAATCTACGGCCAGACCCGCGCTTCCGGCGTCGTCGTTTATATCAGCACGACCGGCACGAAGAACGAGTACCTTCACCTCGTCGTCGCGCTCGCCGGTCACGAGGTCGAGGAGATCGGCGACGTCTACTTCAACGACGAGCTCGCTCACACCGGACCGAGTGAAGCCTGCGTTGGCAGATTTACTGGATACGCCAAGGTCTACAAGAAACTGGGAGCTGACAACCAAACGGTTCAAACCGATTTGAGAGACGCGACCGCGGGACTGACGAATGGCAAGTGGACGAACGCTCACGAGCTCAAGGGCATAGCCTACATCTACGTTCAACTGACGTGGAGCGACCAAGTCTGGACCGGCGGTATCCCGAACATTTCCGCGATGGTGAAGGGGAAAAAGGTCTACGACCCGCGGACAGCGACGAGCTACTATACCGCCAACGCCGCGCTCTGTCTGCGAGACTACCTCACGAGTTCGACCTATGGGATGGGGATGTCCTCCTCCGAGATGGACGATACCGCGTTCACGGTCGCGGCGAACATCTGCGACGAGCAAGTCGAGGTTAAGCCGGTGACGGTGCCGGCGACATACGAGAACCGCTACGAGACCAACGGCGTCCTCTACACGAGCGCCTCGCCGGATGAGAACATCGGCAAACTGATGTCCGCTATGGGCGGTCTCGTCGCCTACAGCGGCGGGAAAATAATCCCGTACGCGGCCGGATACCGCATCCCGACTGTTACGCTGACCGACTCGGACTTCGCTGGCGGAATAACGGTGCAGACCCGCACAAGCGCCCGCGACCGAGTGAACGCGGTCAAAGGCGTGTTCGTCTCCGCGAAATCCGAGTGGCAACCGACCGACTTTCCTCCGCTCGCTCCCGCGGCATACCTGACCGCGGATAACAATGTCCGTTACTGGCGCGACGTAACGCTGCCGATGACGACCTCGAGTTCCTGCGCGCAGCGGTTGGCGCGGATCGAACTGCGACGCGCTCGGCAGGAGATCACGGTGACGGCTCGCTTCAAACTCGACGCGATGCAGGTCCGCGCTGGCGACACCGTGATGCTCACGATGGCGCGCTACGGCTGGAGCGCGAAAGTCTTCGAGGTCATCGGCTGGAACTTCGTCTCGGACGGCACGCCGCCACAGTTAGCGGTTGAGATGACGCTGCGCGAGACCGCGTCCTCGGTCTATGATTGGAGCACATCCGATGAGGTCGAGGTCGCAAACGCTCCGACGACGACGCTGCCGGACCCATTTGCGCTCGACGCTCCGACGAATCTCGCGCTTACCGCGGACGGCACGACGCAACTCATCCAAGCCGACGGAACGGCGCTTCCGCGGATCAAGGTCGCGTGGTCAGCTCCGAGCGAGGAGTTCATTCAGAGCGGCGGCGACGTGGTGATCGAGTACAAGCAGGGCAACGCGACGACGTACCTGACGTGGAGCCGCGTCGATGGCGATCAGACGCTCGACTACATCTCAAGCGACGTGCGGATCGGGACGAGCTACGACGTTCGCATCTACGGACTTTCCTACTTCCAGATCGCTACGAGCTACCTCACGGCAAGCGTGACGGTTGCCAAGGACACGACGGCTCCGGCGACTCCGACTTCGCTCACGGCTTCCGTCGGAACGGGCAAGGCCGTCTCTCTAGACTGGGCCGACAATACCGAGGCCGATTTTTCCGAGTACGGCATCTACCGCAACACGACCGGCGTCACTCCGGCGAGTGCCGCGGCCGACAAGATCGCCGAGGTCCGCGCTTCGCGCTTCGTCGATACCGAGGTCACGATCAGCACGACGTATTATTACTGGGTCAATGCCTACGATTTCCTTGAGAACGTCTCCGGCTTCTCGAATCGTGCGACCGCGGTTCCGACTTACGTCAGCGGCGGCAGCGTCGATCCGACGGCGCCTGCTACGCCGAACGCGCCAACCTACGCGAGCGAGACGACCTATCTCTCGACCGACGGAACCTCCTTTGCACGCATCACGGTCACGGCTCCCGCAATGCCGAGCGGAGCGATCGCGCTCGACATCCTCTACCGGCGGAGCGGAGCGAGCGAATGGCTTGTCGCCAATCAGCTTTCAAGCGGAAGCATTGCGGCCTCGATTGACGACTTGTCTTGCGGAGTTGCCTACGAGTTCGCCGCTCGCGGCATCTCGAACTTCGGCGTTGCCTCGACGATCTCATCGACGCTCTCGCGCACGGCTCCGACGAACACGACGGCACCGGCTGATCCGACGGGGCTCGCCGCTGCATCACCTTCGTCGACGGTTTCCGTTCCTCCGGCTTACACGTCGGTCGGCGCGCAATTCTACGCCGCGAAACTTTCTTGGACGGCATCAACGACGAAGAGCGTCGTCGGTTACCAGATCGGCTATTCCTCGACCTTCGGCGGAGCGATTACTTGGGAAACGCCGATCATTACCGAAACCTTTTTCTACCACTACACGCTCTCTCTAGCGGCGCAGTATTTCGCGGTGCGGTCAGTTGATCGAAGCGGGAACGCTTCAGCCGGTGCGACGAACTCCACCAACCTCAATTCCGTCATCAAGTTCGTTGCCGGTTCGATCTCGGTTCAAAACACGACCGACACGCAGGTCACGGGACTCAAGACCGGCGGCGGGTCAAGCACGCGGCAGGTCAACGTGAGATACGAAGTTTCCGACGTGCTGACCGTAGCGTTCGCCGGAGGGACTTCGACGATCACAATCGACATCACGAATCGAGGCTTCAGCGCAAAGCCGGATGCGGGTCTGATCCAATGCGCCAGCAATTCCAACATCACCGGCGTGTACGATTACGACAACGCGAGCAACTCAAGCACGACTGCATACTTCAGCCTGCGAACGATCGACGGAACCAACCCAGCAACGGGCTTGCAGCGGTTCTCGATTGAGCTCGTCGACTACTCCTAACATGGCGCTTCAAAAGACATTCACAATGCCGAGCGGCGTCTCGGGAAACTACATCCGGCTGATCGCGACGCGCTGGGACCGATCCGCTCGTGAGGCCGTCGGCTGGTTTGCCTTGTTCGTCGATGCGTCCGCCGCGCAGTCAGGCAAGCAGGCGCTCTCGCCGTTCATCGCGAAGCTCTGGCTTACTGGCGCGAAGTTCGACCAGTACCTCTCGCCGGCTGCGCTCGAAAACTCCGACGTCCTCGCGCAGTTCTACGTTGCCGCGAAGGCCGAGCCGCTAGCGTGCGACTTCGGCTCCGATGCGTTCGCTGACGCTGCCGATGTGTAATTTCTAACCTTCGCAAGTCGTTGGTTCTGCGCGACTTAAAAACCGCAGCAAAAAAAGTTGCGATTGTACTTTACGTCGGGCGCGGAATCGTCCTTTGTGTAGACGTCGGAGGCAATCAAGCCCGAGACCAAAACCAAAATATGAAAACCGAAATCAACCTGAAGTTCATTGACGGCACCGGCGAGTGGTTCGAAGTCAACGGGCCTTTCGCTAACGCCGCGGAAGCGCGGAATACGATTGGCACCGCGCCCGCCGGCACGGTTGCTTGGGTTATCGAGCGCAGCGTACTGACCGATGGTAAGGGTTCGCGCCGCGACTACAGCAAGATTTTGGAGTTCGGCGGCAATGCCGCAGCGCTGGCGCTGGGCGGCTGGGTGAAGGCGGAGGTGGCGTCGTGAAGCGCTTCGCTCTTCTCCTCGCTCTCGTATCCGCGGCTCACGCCGCGCCGCCGGAGTCCTTCTGGCGCGCTCTGCACGTCGTCGAGACCGGCGGACGCCGCGGTGCGATTCTGGGCGACAACGGCAAGGCTCTCGGTCCGCTTCAGATTCACCGCGGCTATCACGCCGACGCTCGGATCGGTGGCGACTATTCTCGCTGCGCCGATCTCGACTACTCGCGCCGCGTCGTCTCGGCCTACTTGCAACGCTACGCGCCGAAGGCGTGGGCCGCGGGCGACTGGCAAACATTATGTCGCATACATAACGGGGGCTTGACTGGTCACCGCAAGGCTTCAACTATGCCTTATCTGCGAAAGATGCAGAAGGAAATGGAGAAGCTAAACCATGCAAAAACTCAAACTATCAACCGGAGAATTCACGCTGCTCGATGATTGCGACTTCGAGAAATTCAAAAGCTACAAATGTTTTCCAGCTACACCTCGCAAAGGTAAATATCGGTACGCACAAATTAGATATCAGGGAAGGACACAATACCTTCATCGTTTAATTCTTAACGCACCAAAGGGATTATTAGTCGATCATATTGATCACAACACGCTTAACAATCAGCGAAGCAACCTGCGATTGGTGAGCCATCACGGGAATCAGATGAATAGCGTAAATAGGTTTAACCCGACGGGATTCCCAAATGTACGACTGATGGGGAAGAAGTTTCAAGGACGAGTTAAAGTGATGGGTAAGAAGCAAAGCGTAGGATGTTTTGAAAAAGCTGAAGATGCGTTTGCCGCAGTAATGAAATTTAAAATGCAGCGCCTCGCATCAGAACAAAATTGATATGACAACCGAACAATTCACCGAACTCATGCTCGAGATCCGAGCCATCCGCTCGGCGCTCACGCAAAACAAGCCGGCCGCGCCTGCGGTCGCTTCCAAGCCGGCACCGACTGGGCCGAAGGACATCCCGCTTCCGTCCGAGGTGATCGAAAACGCGGGCGACATCGCGGTGCATTTCGGGAAGAACAAAGGCACGCCGCTTTCGGCGCTCTCCGCGAAGTCGTGCGAGTGGTACGCGCAGGAACCGGAGCCGCGTCTCCGCAACGATGGGACGCCGTTCCCACCGCGGCCGGAAGACGTTCTCCTCCGCAACGCAGCGCGGACCATCGTACACCGCAACCGCGGCACGCTGCCTTCGCCGGCGGTAAAGCTCGAATCGGCCGCGCCGATCTCCGAGGACGTTCCCTTCTGATAGCAAAACCCGCCGGCCGCGCTACGCACGCACCGGCGGGAAAACAAAACAACAACCATGAATAACGAAACCGACAAAACGACAGACCTCGCGGTCGCGACCAAGCCGACCGTTTCCTCGCCGATCTCCTTCGGAGCCTCCGGCGTTCAACTGACCAGCCTCGAAGACGCCTTCCGATTTGCGAAGGCAATCGTCAGCAGCGGCTTTGCTCCTCGCGGAATGGAGAAACCCGAAAGCGTGCTCGTTGCTCTGCAATGGGGCGCGGAACTCGGGCTCACGCCGATGGCCGCGCTCTCGAACATTGCCGTCGTCAACGGCCGGCCGTCTCTTTTCGGCGACGCCGCGCTCGCACTCGTGCGGTCCTCCGGGCAGCTGGAGAGCTACGCAGAGGAGGAGGTCGGCGAGGCCGGCAAGGATTCTTTCGGCTACAAGGTCACCGCCAAGCGCCGCGGCTGCGATCCGCAGTCCGAGACG